CGTACTGGCTTTAGCTTATGTTTATGCACACCCTACAATAAGTTTAAGATAAAAATACGGATATGAAAAACTTAATTAAATATGGCTTTTTAGCCGTTGTTAGTTGCTTTTTATTATGGTTAGCCACCAGCAGTACGATACAAAGATTTAAGTGTAAAGAAATGACTGAAACAGAAATATTCTTGCACATACCTAAATCATTTGTTTGTGATTGGGATAATTGCAACTAACCCCCAATAAACACCATACAATAACTTTAAAGATTAAAACAATGAGTAAAGAACAAGAGATTTTAGAAAAGTACAAGGCATTACATATAGGTGGTGTTAGCGTTTCGTTACCATCAGTTGATGATGCTGGAATTATAGCAGTAGAAATCGCTGAGATAAATAACGAAATGACAGCACAAGAACAAGCATTTTTTATAGCTGGATTCTCTGAATGTATAAAGTATTTAGAAATGCAGAGTAATGCACTACAACCCCCAATAATCACCATAAAGTAAAACAATGAGCTGCAACTGCAATAAGCCTATGACAATTATAGAATTATGCCTTAGAGATAGGGATGAAAACGGAATAGAAAAAGACTAACTAATGGATAGACTAGACTACGACCTAAGAAGCTACTACAAGGAGCAAGAGGAAACCTGCGAGAACTGCGGCGAGCCAATAGTAGAGGAATACTATAACTGCAAGTGCGAGGATGAAGACCAGGAAGAATAAAGAGATAGTACTAACACTAGGTAAAGTACCTAGCTTAAATAGTTTTTATGCCGGATCACATTGGACAAAAAGAAAGAAAGCTAAAGACGCTGCACTCAAAGAGGTTAAAGAGCAATTGGGTTTTAATCAAGGACCTCCTTATAATAGCTTTAGAGTTACTGCTAATGTTCGCTACCGTTACGATTTGGATAATAGTATTATCGCTGTTAAATTCACTAGCGACGCTCTTAAGGCCTTGGGCTGGATTAAGGATGATAGCCCTAAATACTTTCGACACCTGCTTTTGGTTTGGAAGGAATCACTACCAGCGAACACGGCGCAAATTATAATAACGCTATCCGATGAACACCCGAAATAAAGGAGCTCTAGCCGAATACCGCTTTATAAGTACTGCTATTAGCTTAGACCTAAAAGTAGTAGTACCGGCAGTAGAAGGCTACGCTTACGACTGTATAATAGACAACGAACGAAGCTTATATAAGATTCAAATAAAATACGCTAGTAAGGATAACCGGAGAAAGAATGTATTTAGTACTATGCTTCATAGAAGAATAAAAAGCACTAACCCAACCTATAGAAAGTACGAAGCTAACGAGGTAGACTTTTACGCTATATACATTTGGTACATTGACACCTTTTATATTATACCCTTTCAAGAAGTAACTATAAGCAGTTTAAGCTTAGATCCTAAGAACGATAACAACAAATACGACCAGTATAAAAACAACTGGGAACTACTACTATAAACACACCTAATGCAAAATATACAGCAGGCCGCTAAATTATATATAGAGCACGGCTTTAGCCCCGTGCCTCTAGTAAGTGGACAAAAGCGCCCACTACTAAAGGACTGGACAAAGTACAAAGAAGCTCCTATAGAAGATCTTAACCTATTTACTACGGATAGCCTCGGCTTGGTTTGTGGGTATAACGGCCTAGAGGTATTAGATATAGACGCTAAACACTTTACCGGGAACGAGTTTAAAGAGTACATAGCACTACTAGAAGCTAACGGCCCCGACATATTAGCAAAGCTCGTAATACAAGAAACCCCTAGCGGTGGCTTCCATTTTATGTACCGCTGTGAGGTTATCGAAGGGAACCAAAAGCTAGCTAAGAACAAAGCTAAAGAGGTTACTTTTGAGACTAGAGGAATAGGGGGACAAGTAGCCGCCTGGCCTACTCCCGGCTACAAGCTAGAGACTAAAGCAAGTAACATACAGTTTATAACGCCGGAAGAAAGGGCTATATTATTAGACTGCGCTAGGGAGCTAGACGAAACCCCGAAAGTAGAAGTAACCTACAAAGCACCTAAACCAAGCTTAAACGACAGCGAGGAGCTCACGCCTTGGGACGATTATAAAAATAAAGTAGACTGCCTAACGGTAATACAAAGCCACGGCTGGACCATAGTACGAGAGGATAGTAAGTTTATCTACGTTAAAAGACCGGGACAAAGCGAAGCCCCGGACAGCGGTAAAGTATTTAAGGACTCCGGACTTTTATACGTATGGACCACTAGCACATCTCTAGAAGCAGAAACGATTTATAATAGCTATACGCTACTTACAGCTTTAGAGTATAATAACGACTATAGAGCCAGCGCTAACGCGCTAAGAGCTGAAGGCTACGGAGCCCAAAAGCCTAAGAAACTAAACGAGGTAGAAAGGTACGAGGAGGCACTAAGCGAACCCCAAGAGAGCGCAGAGCCTACCGAGGACCTGCTAGAGAAGTATTTACTTGATCCTACGGAAGAAATAAAAAACCCGCCTAGCGTATTAGAGTTAAAGCTAGGGCTAGAGACTTATACGCTAGCTACTGCTGGGAACATAAGCCTAGTACAAGGAAAGGCAAAGAGTAGAAAGAGTTACTTTGTTTCTGCCTTGGCTGCCGCAGCTATAAGAGAAGGCTACAGCGAGAACCTGCTAAAAGCCGGTATAGTAAAAGGTAACGTCTTGTACTTCGATACTGAGCAAGGAGACTACCACGCGCAGAGAGTGAACCAAAGAATACTGCACTTAGCCGGAATACCTAAAGAGGTAGGCCAAGAGCGCTTAAAGTACTTCGCGCTACGTAGAGCAGATACTAACGCAGATAGGCTAAGTATTATAGAATATGCGCTAAGACGTATAGAAGGTATTAGCTTATGTATTATAGACGGTATAGTAGACGTAGCTAACGGGGTAAACGAGGAACCGGAAGCTATAGCTTTAGTCAGTAAACTAATGAAAATAAGCGCAGATAAGAACCTAAACCTAGTTACGGTCCTGCACGAAAATAAGAACGATAGAGGCGCTAAAGGACACCTAGGAAGCTACCTAGTACAAAAGGCAGAAACCGTATACGGGGTAAGTAGAAGCGAAGACGGTAACAGCACTTACATAGAGGGACTGTATACGAGAAACGCAAGCTTTCCGGATCTTGAACTAAACGTAAGAGGCAGAGAGGTAGAAATAAGCGTAAAGGAAGCAGAAGGCCCAGGAGGTAAAGAATGGACAGTAGACGAACTAGAAAGGCTAGCTAAGAGCGTACAAGGTAAAACGATAAACCAAGCTAAGACTTTTATAAGAGATGTAGAGAGCTGCAAGCTTGTAGAAGCCTCTACCGCAGTTAGTTTAATGGAGGCCGGTAAATATATAACGCTCACAAATGAAAAAAACCCTAAGATTTTAGTAAATTTAAACGGAAGTAATCAAAGTACGAACGAACCGCCGTTTTAATAATGTGGATAGAAATAGCTAAAAACACTTGGGCACAAGCTAGAGACGAGAAGGACGCGGAACGTATTAAAAAAAAGTGGAAACATTATAAAAAGAAGCAAGGCGATTTAACAAGCCGGCACTATATAGTAAACTACATAGAAAACGAAAATACTATAAAATGAAACTAAGCGACCATTTAACACTTAAAGAAGCAACGTATAGCGCTACAGCTATAAAGCACGGAATAAATAACGAGCCAAACATAGGCCAGTTATTAGCACTAAAGAAACTAGCTAACGCAATCTTCGAGCCTTGCCGGGAGTTTGTAGGAGGACCACTAAGAGTAAGTAGCGGCTTTAGAAGTAAAGCACTTAATGAGCGCATAGGCGGCGCTTTGTCTTCGGATCATATGATAAACGACGAGAAAACGGCAGCCTTTGACTTAGACTGCGATACTTACGGCAACGGTACAAACGCCGAGCTCTTCCACTTTATTAGATTAAATCTAGAGTTTAAGCAAGTTATTTGGGAGTTTGGAGGAGACGTATACGAGAAAGGTACTAACCCTAACTGGGTGCACGTAGCTTGGTCCAGCGACTCAAAGCTAAACAAAGGAGAAGTACTGCTAGCTAAGAGAGTAAACGGACGTACTGTATATGAGTACTACAAGGAGAAATAAAATAATAGAGGTAGTGTTACAAATGGAAGTAGGTACTACTCTACCAATAAGCGACGCTACCGCTATACCCCTATTACACGAAGTAAATAACAGTAAAATTTTAGACCAATGTTTGATAATAACAGCTACGAGTATAAAAAAGCAATCCGCGCCAAAGCTGCAAAAGCTTTTGGCCCCACTCTTAAACTAGACTTATTCCTGGAGTTTATAGGATTTTGGGACGCTAGACAGTATAAGAACGCTAACGAGATTAGAACGGAGGCTAAAGATATGCACCTACATAAAGTAGTTAGCTTTATGAATCAATATACGGACGGATGAACGAACCCGAACTATTTTACAAGTTTAAGGAGCACTACCTACCGGAGCTTAAAGTAGCTGTAGATACGGTTAGCCCTTTCGATGCTATTTGCCATAGAGCTAAAGTAGTGGTAGAGTTTAAGTGTAGACGCTCCCACTATAGAGATTTACTTATAGAATGGCCTAAATACCAAACGCTATTAAATAGAGCAGCAGACCGAGGCTATAAACCTTTGTACGTTTGTTCTACTCCTCTAGGAGTTTGGGCCTGGGACCTAACCTACCTTAATCTAAAATGGATTAAGAAGCACTTACCCTACGAGACTAAGAGCAATATACACGCGGTTAATGACCGCAGACCAATACTAAAGCAAGTAGCTTACATAAGTATAGAAGACGGTAGCTACTTAAATAAAATAGAGGTATGAGAATCGAAGCTATAGACAAAGTATTAGAGCATAACGCGCAGCTATTCCAAAACTTAGGAACGGATAGCAGCAAAGCAGAAGTACAAGCTGCAAAGATGCAAGAGCGTAAGAACCTACGCAGCGTAAGACACTATAACCCGGAGCTAATAGATAGACTAATAAACGACGGCGATAAGTAATGCCTTACGTACCGAAGAAAGGAAGTAATAAACCTTGGCTAGCAAAGCGTAAGACCTTTAAAGGTAATCAAGGAGAGGACGCAGACTTTTACAATAGTAGAGACTGGCGTAAGCTCCGCGCTTATATTCTAGCTGGGGAGCCACTATGTAGAGAGTGCACAGCTGTAGCTACTGTAGTGGATCATATTACGCCGATAAGATTAGGCGGTAGTAAGTGGAACCACGAAAACCTGCAACCAATGTGCACAAGCTGCCACAACAAAAAGAGCAGAAGCGAGCGAGATAAAAAGCATACCTAGGGGGGTATCAAATGTAGAAGCAAAACGGCTGTACATCGACGCGCGAACCACCATTTTTATGGTGTCAAAATTGATTGAGGAATTGAGGAAGTAAAGAAAATGGCTAAAGGACGAAGGCCCGCACCGCAGGCACTAAAGCAAAAAAGAGGCACGGCACGAAAGGACCGAGCACCAAAAAACCCGGTAACTACTACGGTAAGTAAGCCCGTAAATAAAGCCCCCAGCTTCTTAAAAGCAAAGGGTAAGCTAATGTACGAGCGAAGCGTAAGCCACCTGCATAGTATGGGCCTGCTTAGTCAAATAGACGACACAGCTCTAGAGCTTTTAGCTATGGCTTACCAGGAATGGTACAGCGCAGAGCTCAAGCTACAAAAGGAAGGCCGTATATATGAAACCTTCAGCAGCAACGGAGCTAAAGTATTAAAGGCGCACCCGGCCGCAGCTCAAAGCGCGGACGCGTGGCGCCGTATTAGAATGATGCTAATAGAATTTGGTTTAACGCCTGCTAGTAGATCCAAGCTAGAGAGGCCGGAAGGCAGGACTTTAGATATAGACGATATTATAGATATGTAGCCGAATGTACGATAAACACAAAGCAGAGAGAGTAATAAAGTTTATAGAGCGTATTACTACGCATACGAAAGGAGAGCTAGCGAAGCAGCCCTTTATACTAGAGCCTTTTCAAAAGCAAGTAATAAGCGATATATTCGGCAACGTGAACGAGGACGGCTTACGCATTACGCGCGAAGCCTTCCTCTTTTGGCCTCGTAAGAATGGTAAGACTAATTTTCTAGCAGCTCTAGGTCTTTACTTATTGGTAGCAGATAACGAGCCAGGAGCTGAGATAATAGTCTGCGCTGCGGACCGGGGCCAAGCTGGAATGATTCACGAAATTCAAAAGCAAATGGTCCTACAGTCTCCTTTGCTAATGGATAAGGTAAAGGTATACCGTAACAGTATAGTAGGTAAAGACGGAAGCTTTATACAAGCTCGAAGCGCTGACGCAGATACTGCCCACGGTTATAATGCTCACGCGGTTTTGTTTGACGAGCTCCACAGCCAGCCAAACCGAGAGCTTTACGACGTAATGAAGACAGCGAGCGGAGCGAGAAGGCAACCGCTTTTTTTTAGCATATCTACAGCGGGAACGAATAAAGAAAGCATTTGCTACGAGGTATACGACTACGCTAAAAAGGTAAGGGACGGTATTATAGAAGATCCTACCTTTTACCCGCATATCTTCGAAGCTGACGAGGAGGACGATATTTATAGCCCCAAGACTTGGAAGAAAGCTAACCCCGGTTACGGCATAACGATTAAGGAGGACTATATAAAAGCGCAAGCGCAAAAAGCTAAAGCCTTAGTAACCTATGAGAATACTTTTAGGAGGCTGCACTTGAACCAATGGACTACGAGCGAGGTACGCTGGGTAAGTGATGAGGATTTTATGAGCTGTAGCGAGGAGTACAATATAGAGGACTTGAAAGGGCGAGACTGCTACGCAGGCTTAGACCTTGCAAGTACTGAAGATTTAACGGCGCTAGTTTTAGTTTTTCCTCCGGTCTATGAAGGAGAACCTTTTAAAACTTTGGTATGGTCCTGGGTAAGTGAGGCGGCAGTAGATAGAAGGCAAGGTAAGAGCGGAGCGGACTACAACGCTTTTATAAGTAGTGGCGAGCTAGACGTAACGGAGGGCAACGTAACGGACTACCGCTATATTAGTAAGGTAGTTTACGAGGTAGCGGAGCTGTTTAATATCCGGGCGATAGCTTACGATAGATGGAACTCTAGCAGTCTTATAGCGGACTTAGCGGAGGAAGGTCTACCGGTGGAGCCTTACGGCCAAGGCTTCGCAAGTATGAGCCCAGCCATTAAGCAGCTAGAAATATGGATAAGGAGCAACCAAATAGCTCATAACAGTAATAGGCTGTTGAGGTGGTGCGTTAGTAATGTGCAAGCTAAAAGCGATCCGGCAGGTAATTTAAAGTTTGACAAAGCTAAGAGCACGGATAAAATAGATGTCGCGCAAGCTTGGGCTATGGCGGTGGGTATTTGGTTAGTGAAGCATAGAACGGACGACGAGGAAGGCAGTATATACGACGAGCGGGACTTAATTATTTTATAATGACGGTAGAGGAAGCTAAAAAAATAACTTTTTTTTTAATGGATAAAAAAATAGTAGCCTTTCCGCAGCTTAGTAAAGATGGGGCTTGCGTTAATATATTGGTAGAAGGCGAATGCTACACACTAAAAAAAAATGAAAATTTTTAGGGAAAAGTTTGCATAGAATAGTGGAAGGCCTTAGATTTACACCAGTAATAACAACAACAACTACTACAAATGGCAACAACTAAACTAAGAAAAGGCGAATACCAAGTAATTTTAAACGGTATTACTTATGTAATAGCTAGAAATTTGCACGAAGATAATAGCTCTTGGTATGTTTACGATAGCGAAGGAGACTTTTTATTTAGCCACAAAACAAAAGCTAAATGTCTAAAAGTATTAGCTAGAATATAATGCAAGACTGGCAGAAGCAGATACTATATAAGGAGCGCTTTATGAAACTAAAGAGAGTAATACAATACGCCGGCGCTGAGATCTTAGAGACTCAGCCCGGCTCTTTTACCGCCTTACCGAATACCCCAAGCTTCTACGGAAGCCGCAAGTTTAACAGCTTAGAGAAAGCTAAATTTTATTTAAAACAATGGCAAAGAAAGTAATAACCCAGGACCAAAGAGACGCGAGGACGCTCTTAATAATAGTAGCTAGCGGGCTGCTATTCTTCCCAGCTATGAACCTACTATTTAAAGCTATGAGCTTTATACAGTACATTTTTTTAGGTTATGTCTATTAAGATAGGTTACTACTGCGAAGCTTGCGCTATTTATACGGAAGCTGGAGAAGATTCGCAAGCCTGCGAAGCTTGCATAGAAAAGGAATACGATAACGCTATTTTATTTATATGAGGATTATTTTAGTAGAGTTTAAGAGCTCTAGAAAGGTAGAAGGCTTTAGGACACTTACCAAAGCTTGTAAGGCCTTAGAATTAAACTACAGTACTTTAACCAAGGTTATAAACTCCAAGTGCAACTACTACGAGAACGACCGCTTTAAAATTACTAGGCTCCTTATACAATAAAAAAGCTAAACAAACAAGAAGTAAATACTTTTTTTTGTATATTTGCATAAAGTATATACTTCTAAGTTTTGGCAGAAAATAAAAACCCAGGGCTACTAGCCCGCTTATTTAGAAGCTCCCCGGAAAACCCCAGCACTAGTTTAGCTAACCCTGCTGCTTGGCTTACGGGGCTTTTTAATACTAGCAAAACGGGAGTACAAGTAAGCGAAGATAACGCGCTAACCTTTAGCGCTGTTTACGCAGCTGTAAGGATCATAAGCGAAACGATAGCTAGCATACCTCTAAACGTATACAACTACGACGGAGAGAGCAGAACTGTAGCGCGTGAGCATCCAGTACAGCACTTACTAGCTAAAGCTCCTAATTCTTTAAGCTCTACGTTTACCTTCCGCGAGGCTATGGCTTCTAACTTAGTGTTACACGGTAACAGTTATGCTAAGATAGAACTAAACGCCGCAGGCCGTCCGGTGGCCTTACTACCTCTTAACCCGTTAAAGGTTGAGGTTAAAATAGTAGAAGGGCAGAAGGTTTACGTTTTTGATAAGAAGCACACTTACCTAGATTACGAGGTATTACATTTTGTAGGGTTAAGCTTTAACGGCTTAACGGGTAAGAGCCCTATACAAGTAGCACGCGAAGCCGTAGCTATTGGGCTAGCGGCCCAAGAGTACGGCGCGCGTTTCTATTCTAATGGAGCGAATACCGGCGGGGTAATTACTGCCCCTGGCCGTTTATCTTTAGAAGCTATAAACCGAGTTAAACAAAGCTGGAATAGAGCTAACGCAGGACTAAGCAATACCCACGGAACGGCCATACTTGAGGAAGGTATGAAGTACGAGAAGGTTGGACTTGATCCGGAGGCGGCCCAGTTTTTACAGTCTCGTAAATTCCAAGTAAACGAAATAGCTAGAATCTTTAGAATACCTCCGAGCTACTTAGCGGACCTTGAGAACTCAAGCACTAGAGCTAACGTAGAGCAGCAGGCTATACAAATGGTTAGAGACTGCATAACGCCTTACGTTAGACGTATGGAAGTAGAGCTAAACCGTAAGCTATTTAGAGAGGACGAAAGTAACTACTACGCTTACTTTACGGTAGAGGGCTTAATGCGAGGGGACCAAAAGGCAAGGTACGAAGCTTACGCTACTGCTAGGCAGTGGGGCTGGTTATCGGTAAACGATATTAGGGACCTAGAGAACCTTAACCCGGTAGAAGGTGGAGACGTATACCTTCAGCCTTTAAATATGGTCCAAAGCGGACAAGATAACACTAACGTAGACGCTGACTAAATGCCCTGGACCGACTACCCACAAGCCGCAGTAGATAACGCAAAGAGAGCTCTAAAAATCCGAGAGGAGGAAGGGACGGACTGCGGTACGCCGGTAGGCTGGGAATCGGCCCGAATAATAGCTAATAAAGAAGCTATAACGGAGCAGCGCTTACCTCGTATTTATAGCTTTTTATCTAGAGCTAAAGTTTACGATAAAGGACGTTTTAAAGACGAGGACGGTAAGCAAATATGCGGCTCTATAATGTACGCAGCTTGGGGCGGTGATGAAATGCACCGCTGGGCAGAAAGAACCTTAGAAAATATGAAAGAAGAAAAAAGCGAGCGCCATATAAAGAAGGTAGAAGAAACAGCTACCGAGATTATTATAACTTACGGCAAATCGGAACCAATGGAGGAAGCCGGCTATAAAGAAGACGAGGACCGAGCGGAAGCCGACGAGGTAAACGTAGGGGACTTCGTAAGCTGGAATAGCTCCGGAGGACGTAGCCAAGGGGTTATAGTAGAAGTAGAGCGTAACGGACAAATAGAAAGCGACAGCGGTTTTAAAGTAAACGGAACTGCGGAAGATCCGGCAGCGCTTATAAGTATTTACGAATACGATAGCGAAGAGCAAGCTTTCGTAGAGCGTAAGCCGCCGCTAAGAGTAGCGCACCTATTCAGCACCTTAACGAAAGTAGACGGCGCAGAGGTACGCAGTAAAGAGAA